GGCTTTAAGTATGACGGGTTGATATGGGATACCATGTTAGCTGAGTATGTATTGCTACGTGGTCAGAAGCTACCCCTAAGCCTTGCTGCCTGTGCCCAGCGCCGTGAACTTAACTTTCAGAAGGATGATACATTAAAGAAACACCTTAAAGAAGGATATAACGTAGATGAAATACCTCTCTCTGAGCTTAGCTTTTATCTTGGGTGTGACCTTGATACCACTGGGGAGTTGTATGAAGCGCAGTGCACAGACTACGCCACCTCAGACAGTACAGGCCTCACCAATGTTAGAGACACCACCTTCCGTGTCTGTCAAACCCTTACTAGAATGTACATGTCAGGGATCAAGGTGGATAGAGCCGCCCTCAACGCAGTAAGAAAAGAGTTTGAACAAGAGAAGGCTGACATTGAGGATCGTCTACAAGATCAAGTCAAGACACTGATGGGTGACACACCTATTAACCTTAACTCACCTGAGCAAATGTCACAGGTGGTGTTTAGCCGCAGTGTTAACAACAAGAAAGAATGGGTTGAACTGTTTGACTTTACTAAGACACCTGCTGAGTTCAAGGCTACGGTTAACGCTAACACTACTGTGTTGACTAGGACTACAGCATTCACCTGCCCAACATGTCAGGGTGTAGGTAAGACACATAAGATCAAGAAGGATGGCACTAAGTTTGCTGTGCCTAACAAGTGTGCTGACTGTGCTGCACGTGGCTACCAGCTTAAGAAGACTAATCATATTGCAGGGCTAGCGTTTAGTGCACCAAGTAAGGAATGGGTAAGCGCTAATGGATTTGGAACAGGGAAGGATAACCTAGATGCGCTTGTTGGAACAGCCAAGAGTAAGGGCATGGATACTGCAGTTAAGTTTCTTCAAGACCTCAAGCGCCTTAGTGCTGTGTCTAGCTATCTATCTTCTTTTGTTGAAGGCATTGACGTATACACTAAGTCTAATGATGTCCTTCATGTAAGCTTGACCCAACACATTACATCTACTGGTAGGTTTTCAGGTCGCAACCCTAACATGCAGAACATGCCACGTGGTGGTACATTCCCAGTGAAGCGTGTGTTCGTAAGTCGTTGGGAACATGGGAAAATACTTGAGGCTGACTTTGCTCAGCTTGAGTTTCGTGTAGCTGCATTCTTATCACAAGACCCTGTAGCTATGGCTGAGATCAACACAGGGTTTGATGTGCATAGTTACACAGCTAAGGTTATCACTGATGCAGGTCAGGCTACTACTAGACAAGGGGCCAAGGAGCATACGTTTGCACCACTCTTTGGGGCCACAGGTTATGGTAGGAGCAAGGCTGAGGAAGCTTACTACATCCACTTCACACAGAAGTATGAGGGTGTAGCTGCATGGCACAAGAGCTTAGGTGATGAGGCCATCAGGTTCCAGAAGATTACTACACCATCAGGTAGACAGTATGCTTTCCCTGATGTTAAACGTAATAAGAATGGTGGGGTATCACACTTCACTATGATTAAAAACTATCCTGTTCAAGGATTTGCTACGGGTGATGTTGTTCCTGTAGTGTTAATGGAGATGGAACGTAGGCTTATGCCATTACAATCTTGCTTGGTTAACACGGTGCATGACTCAACCGTAGTAGATGTACACCCTGATGAGGTAGAGCAAGTCATTGATATCATTACACAAATGAATGAAGGGCTTAACCTACTTATCAAGGATGCATATGGTGTTGATGTCAACGTGCCACTATTATTAGAGGCAAAGATAGGGCCGAATTGGCTTGACACCAAAGACGTAGCATGATATAACTCCGACTCTTGTAACATTATAAAGGACTAATAAATGTCTAACGAACTAATAGCTGCACAGGGTATGTCTATCTCTGAGATGATGGGTATCCCTTCAAGTGGGGGGTCATCCTCATCATCTAACCTAGCACGTATCTCTGTGCTTAACGACCCTATCATGGGTGTCATTGATGTTAATGGCAAGAAGGTAAAGACTGAGGTAGTACCCGGCACAGCCATCAAGGTTGTACTAGGTGAAGATAATACTGTATACTGTGACAGTGTTAATGTACGTACCTATGCTATACGCCAGCGCTGGTCTAAGTGGGATCAGAACAATAGCACATTCATTAAGTCAGTCATGGCTAATGAACTTAAGTCTGACCTTAAGGATACAAATGGTGGCTTCAACTGTGGTCGCCCTGCAGGTTACATCCCTGACTATGCTAGCCTACCAGAAGCTACTAAGGTGGCCTACAATGCCATCAGACGTACACAGGTAGTGTTAGGTACAATGAAGCTTAACGGCCCTACAGACGATAAGGGAGAGCCTGTAGCAGGGCATGAAGAAACTTGGTATCCATTCGTCTATGAGATGAAGTCAAACGAATCTATCAAGGCAGTCAATGAAGCTAACGCTAAGGCTGCTAAGAAAGGCTTGAAGCCACTAGCATACTACTCAGTATGGAAAGGTGAGGAGCGTACATCTGATAGTGGTAAAGCTTATGCTGTACTTGGTGCTTCAGTAGGTCAGGCCCATGACATCCTTGAGTCTGACATTGATACACTAAAAGACTTTGTTGCATGGGTTACTAATCAGAATGAGTATGTCCTTAACCAATGGGATGAGAAGAAGGTGGACAAGTTGTCATCAGAAGATGAAGGTCTTGTTGGTGGGTTCATTGACATTGAGGTGGCTAGCTAATGCATAGAGCAGAGATAGCACTTCAACTATTCTTTCAGAAGGCTATAGCTGGTGAGACTACCATGACTGAAGAGGTGGCTGATAAGGTTGCCTCTGATGTCAAGGCTGCGTTGTTAAAGCAGTTCAGTAGTGGTCCACGTGATGCATTTAGATTACGTATGTCTAACATAGGTAAGCCTAAGTGTCAGCTATGGTTTGAGAAGAATGATCCTTCAGATAAGATACCACTGCCAGATAACTTCATGCTCAACATGATGATAGGTGACATCACTGAGGCTGTATTCAAAGGAGTACTACGTGCAGCTAAGGTAGACTTCCAAGACAATGATGTTGTGTCGTTGGACTTGGGTGAGCTAGGTAAGATCAAGGGTGAGTACGATATGATCCTTGATGATAAGATAGATGATGTTAAGTCTGCATCACCATTCTCTTATGACTTTAAGTTTGAAAGTCTTAGTTCACTACAGAAGGGGGACTCATTTGGCTACATCAATCAACTTGTAGGCTACGCTAAGGCTGCAGGTAAAGAGGTAGGTGGATGGTGGGTCATCAACAAAGCAACAGGACATCACAAGTATGTGTCTGCTGCTGACCTTGATACAGATGCAGTGATGGAAAACATTACTGACACTGTTGAATACATCACTAATGACAAACCCTTTAAGCGCTGCTTTGAGCCTATACCTGAGGTATTTAACAGGAAGGCTACAGGTAATACAAGACTAAACACAGAGTGTGGCTACTGTGGATTTAAGAAGAAGTGTTGGCCTGAGTTGCAGCAGCTAGAGAATAGATCATCTGCAGCTAAGATCAAACCCATTGTTGATTATATTCATATAGGAGATGGTAATGGCTAAAGCGGCAACCAAGCGCCGCCATGTCAAAGCTAAGTATCGTAGTGGGTTAGAAGATGGACTTGCTGCGGTACTAACTAAGCAACAAAGTAAAGTCAGGTATGAAGTACTAACGGTAGAGTGGGAAGACCTATCCTATCGTAAGTATACGCCTGACTTTCTGCTTGACAATGGTATCATAATTGAGGCAAAAGGATTATTTGATAGTGATGATAGGCGTAAGCACCTTAAGGTTCAGGCACAACACCCTGAGTTAGATATAAGATTCGTGTTTAGTAACTCATCAGCTAAGCTATACAAAGGTTCTACTACTACGTACTCAGAGTGGTGCAATAAGAATAACTTCATGTGGTCACATAGGATCATACCTCAATCCTGGTTAGAGGAACAAGGTGAGTGCATGAAGGAAATGATCATTAAGTTTAAAGGAGTTAGAAAGCTATGACTATGGAACTTGATGACGATGTATATGTCCTACAGTTTAAACCTATCAAAGACTATGAAGGTAAACTTACAGGGGAGTTTGATATATCCTGCTTAACATCTAAAGATAATCCTCATGATGATGAAACAAAGTTCAATATGATTATGTTAATGCGCTTGACAGCAGAAGCGGTATCAGTTATTGAGGAGGATCAAGACTTTGAGGACTACCTTGCATCACGTATTGATGAGGAAGAAGAAGACAAAGCATACACAGATAATGTAATAACATTATTCACACCAACTAAAGGATCAGCGTAATGGCTAAATGGGCAGAGACACCACACGTAACTAAAGATGATGTCAATACACCTGAGCATTACTCTAGTGGTACTATTGAATGTGTTGACTACCTGTATGACAACATGCCTATTGATGCATTCATTGGCGGCTTAGAGTGGAACATAAAGAAGTATATGCATAGGTGGCGATACAAGACTAAGCCAGTGCAGGACTTGAAGAAAGCACGATGGTACTTAGATAAGCTTATTGAAACATTGGATGGTGATGATGAATAAATCTTTTAGTGTATCTTTCATTATGCTGATTGACAAACACAATAACATTCTATCTTCATCAGAGGATACACATGTTGAAGATGTAGCTGACTTAATACAAGATGTTATGTATGATGTAGATGACATTAAGATTAGATCATTAGTCGTAAAGGAAGATGAATGACTTGTGAATACAGCACATGGGTTGAGGCTAAGATCATTACGTCAGGTAAAGATAGGTTGATTGAGAATACACTGGGGCTTGTTGGTGAGGCAGGTGAGGTGGCTGAGAAAGTCAAGAAGCTTATACGTGATGAGAATAAGTTCAGCCCTGATGACATAGCTAAGGAGTTAGGAGATGTGATCTTCTATGCTACAGCTTTAGCTAACTACTATGGACATACTCTAACCTCAGTGATAGAGATGAATGTAAATAAATTAGATGGCCGTGTGGCCAGAGGAACCTTGCAAGGAAACGGTGACAACAGATGAACAACTATCTACCTACAGACTATCAATCCTTTATCGCTACATCACGCTATGCACGATGGCTTAACGATGAGAACCGCCGTGAGAATTGGCGTGAGACAGTGGAGCGCTTCATTGCTAACGTAGTGAAGGGCAAAGTTGATGTACGTACAGAGGATGATATCCTATTTGCTATGCTTAACCTAGAGGTTATGCCTTCTATGCGTAGTGTAATGACTGCTGGCCCAGCGCTAGAGCGTGACAACACTGCAGGTTATAACTGTAGCTACCTACCCGTGGATGACATGAAGTCCTTTGATGAGGCTATGTATATCCTACTATGTGGTACAGGTGTAGGCTTCTCAGTTGAACGTCAGTACATTAGCAAGCTACCTGAGGTGCCTGAGCTATACACTAGTGAAGACATCATCGTAGTACATGACAGCAAAGAAGGCTGGGCTAAAGGACTACGTAAGCTAATCGCTATGCTCTACTCAGGTGAGATTCCTACATGGGATGTGTCTAAGGTACGCCCTGCAGGTGCTAAGCTTAAAGTCTTTGGTGGTCGTGCATCAGGCCCAGCGCCATTGGTTGACCTGTTCAACTTTGTAGTGAGCAAGTTTAAAGAAGCACAAGGTCGTAAGCTATCAAGCCTAGAGGCACATGACATCATGTGTTACATTGGTCAGGTAGTTGTAGTTGGTGGTGTACGCCGTAGTGCTATGATTTCATTGAGCAATCTATCTGATGATCGTATGCGTAACGCTAAGTCAGGTAGCTGGTGGGAGCATCATGGTCACCGTGCTCTAGCTAACAACTCTGTAGCATACACTGAGAAGCCTGACATGGAAACATTCATGCGTGAGTGGCTATCATTGATTGAGTCTAAGTCAGGTGAGCGTGGTATCTTCTCACGTGTAGCAACTAAGAAACATGCAGCTAAGAATGGTAGGCGTGACACAGGCTTTGAGTTCGGAACCAACCCTTGTTCGGAGATCGCATTACGTCCATACGAGTTTTGCAACTTATCGGAGTGTGTAGTACGTGCTACTGATACATATGAAGACCTTGAACGTAAGGTTAAGATTGCTACTATCATTGGTACTATCCAGTCTACACTGACTAACTTCCCCTACCTACGT